GAAACTAAGTTTGCTACGTAGTCACCAGTTGTGTCAGTTCCAAGAGCTACAGAATTTGAAGCGATGGTTGTTGTTATGGTTACGTTTGCACTTCCGTCAATAAATACATTTCCAGTTACATCACCATCTAAAGTAATCTTTCTTTGATTGGTCCAAACAAGTGCATTGCTTGCTGTACCTGTTAGATTTCCAGTAACATTTCCAGAAACATTACCAGAAACATCACCAGAAACATTACCAATAACATTTCCAGTATGTACACCATTACTGTTTCCTGTTAGATTTCCAGTAACATTAGCGGTAAGTGTTGTGCTAGTAAGAACTGTCGTTCCATTTATCCTAAACACCTTACCAGATGCTAAATCAATATTTTCAGATGAAGTCCATGATGCGGTACTATTTGTCCAATTAAATGTTTTATCGGTGGTACCTTTTAATGTTATACCACCACCATCTGCTGCCGAGTTTGATGGAGTAGCTATATTTGCTAACTCAATATTTTTATCTTCAACAGTGATAACCTCTGTATTGATAGCTACAGTGCTACCACCAACGATGAGGTTGCCAGTAACAGTTAAATTACCAGCTACTTCAAAACTGTCTTCAGTTGTTATTTCAGTATTTGAAGCTTGTATTAAATTTAAAGACGAACTAACTAAACCGCCTGCTCCATCTCTAAAGTAAAATACTCCAGTTATTGGATCTATAGCTATTTGATTAGAGGTAATGCTTGGTGTAGCCACAGAAAACCTTTCTTTGGTTAATTAGAAAGTTCCACCGTCTATTGTGTCACTCCATGCTGGAACACCAGCTACAACTCGTAAAATTTGTCCAGTAGAACCTATTGATAACTTAGATAGTGTATTTGCGGCACTTGCGTAAATTATATCTCCAGTTGCATAAGTTGTAAATCCAGTACCACCCTTAGTTGAACCTATTGCTGTGGCGCTCCATGTTCCAGTTGTGATTGTTCCAACAGTTACGATACTGTCATCACCATCATAGGTTCCAGCTGCAACGTTTGCCAATATAGAACTATAAGCTTGCACGTTTGAACCAATTGCCAAACCAAGATTTGTTCTAGCGTTTGACGCATCTGTTGCTCCAGTACCACCGTAGGCGACTCCTACAGCAGTTGCACTCCAAGTACCAGTTGCAACATTACCAAGTGAGGTAAGACTAGAGTTAACTACACCAGAACCAAGTGTAGTATTGCTTAATACTGATGTATTATTAATTCTGTAGACTTTACCAGATGCTAAGTCTAAGTGCTCTGATGCAGTCCATGCATCTGTTGCGTCAACCCAATTTAATGTTTTGTTTGTTGATCCAAGAATTGTAATACCAGCACCATCTGCTGTTATGTCTGTCGGTGTTGAAACATTAGCAAGAACTATATTCTTATCTTCAACTACTAACGTTCCAGTATTAAGAGTTGTTGTATTTCCATTAACAATTAAGTCTCCAGTAACAGTTAAAGTATTTCCAATTGTTACGTCATCTGGAAGTCCAATTGTAATAGCTCCAGTGTAAGGACCAGATCCCGTACCAGAAACAGTGATCTCATTTGATGTACCAGCTATTGACGTAACTGCTGCGGTACCTAAATCGCTAACTTGTGAACCAGTTATTGAGATTGCGGTATTTCCAGCTGCTGTGAGACGGCCTTGAGCATCAACGGTAAACGTAGCAACTGTGTTTGCTGCGCCATATGAACCAGCAGTTACTGCTGTATTGTCAAGGTTTAAAGTAATAGTGTCTGTTGTTGCTGCAGATGTTAGACCAGTTCCACCAGAAATAGTAAAAGTATCTCCAGCTGTAATTGTTTGATTTGATCCACCATCTGCTGCCGCCGTAAATGACTGAGCTGTAACTGTAAGATTTACTTTAGAGTTTGCATCATCATATGATGCGCTGATACCGCTATGAGTACCATTTGTCAACAAAGCTGCTGCTGCATCTTGTGCGTCTTCTGTAAATCCTGTAATTTGTCCAGCATTTATATTAATAGTTGTATTACCAGCTGCTGTCAAACGACCTTGAGCATCCACGGTAAATGTTGCAACAGTATTTGCTGCACCGTATGAACCAGCTGTTACAGCTGTGTTATCTAAATTTAGAGTAATTGTATCCGTAGCTCCAGCAACGGAGGTTAATCCTGTACCACCAGAAATTGTTAAAGTATCTGATCCAGTTGTAATTGTTTGATTGGATCCAGAATCTCCAGCAACTGTAAATGATGTAGCAACGTTTGAAATTGTATTATTAACGTTTGATATTTGTTGGTCAACATAAAGTTTTGTTGAAGCATGTCCGTTAGCAGTTGGGGTAGCTACGATTGTTGCACCATTAAATGTCTTGTTTCCAGTAATTGTTTGATCAGTGCTCAGTGATACAAATGCACCAACGCCAGCAATAGCTGGAATTGTATTTGCGTTACCACTACCGTCGTCACCATAACCATAATAGAGGATATTATCAGCTTCGTTAAAAGCTAATTCTGCGTTCTTGAGTGAGCTTGGTGCACCAGCGGCTCCGCCTCCAGCTCTTCTTTTAATTCTTAAAATATTAGCCATTTAAAAATTTCCTCCATTAATATTGAGTTCTGCGCTGTTATCGGTTAAAGATTCAACAGATTTATTAACCCACTGAGAACCATTATAAATTAACACATCCTTTAAACCAACATTGCTTATAGTAACATCGCCTATGCCATTTAAACTAGTAATGTTTGATTCTACCGCTATAATTCTATCTTTAACAGTAAGATGAGATCCAGCTGGATTAATGCCTATTACTGTTTGTATAGCCTCTACAGCGTCATTTAAGTTAGTATGCTGCTGATGATGAGGTACTGTAACTGAATTAAGTTTATCAGTTGCTGTTGGATTTATTAAAACATCTAATTGACTTGGATAGTTTGTTGCCATAATCTTTCCTATAAGCTAATAATTTTTGTTGGACTATTATTCCATTGAATTGTTATTGATGAAGGTTCTGCCGTTCCGGCAAAAGGTATTCCTTCTGAAGTGTCAATAAAAGCTATTAATCTAGAATCGGAATCAGCTGTTCCATATTGATAAAAAACAATTGCATCAAATGCTACTCCATCATGAATGATAGTTAAATCATCTGCATCTAGGACACCCAAGCTATTAGAAACGTTGCTTAAGGCTGAACTTCTGTACTTTTTTGCTGCAGTTGGTATATCCGACATGAATTCATCTTGATTTTGATTTGGTGTATACAATGAAGTTTCTATAAAAGCAACTTTGAGAGCATTTGTTGTTAAATTTAATTCTCCGCTTAACATAGATTCTTTTGCTTTTCCGTATATAAAATTAGCCATATTATATACCTACATCTTTTGAAACTGTTATTCTGTACTTATAACCTTTTTCAAAATAATCTTTATTCTCAGTGTAATATGATGGAGTTGCATCATTTAATGAAGGAAAATCTACATATATCTCAGGTTTCCAAGAATGCATTTGCACTAAAGTTTCAACATTTTCCCAACGAGATGGTGACTTCTGAATTTTTTTTCTTTGAGCTTTAAAGTATCTGTTGGACAAAAAGTTAGAAGCTGGACGAGCATTAAAAGTAATTGTTACTCTTCCATCATTATTATCATTTGCTATATAAAATGATCCATTTGCTGGATCAACAGAATCGATATAGAATTCTGGATTTTTAGCTATAATCTGGTAGCTACTATATGCTTCGGTTAAGATTGAATTATCTTCTACTAAAATTTCTTCTATTTCTGGAATAACAGAAGTTGAGAAACCAGATGGTGTTGCTGCATCTTGTTTTGTAAATTTTATATATTCTTCTGCTACAACTTCATTAGCGGAGTCCAGTAAGCCTACTGCTCTTATGTAGTATTCTTGACCAGAAACAAGAACCTTATCCCAGTAAAGAGTGAGTGTTCTGGATATTGTATTATAATCAGCTAATGAATTAATTGTTTTAAAAGGGTTAGATATAAGAGTTGGTGTTGCGGCTGATGTTTGAACAATAAATTTATCATTTGTTATAGAACTAATTTTTACTGTTCTACCAAATTTAATTTTTACCTTATCAACACCTACTGAGGCATAATCTATTAAATTTAATGGCACGATTTATCTCCTCAGGAAAATACTGATACTTAACTAGTAACAGGGTTTGTACAAAAAAATAAGGGGCAGCTTTCGCTGCCCCCTACTTTCTAAGACTGTGTCGTAACTATAACAGTCTTAAGGATTAATTACAATGTAACGTCGTTTGTAACTTGTACCTCGTAGTTACGAGCAAGTTTAACATTCTTAGCTACGGTAATTCCTTCACCGTCACCCAACATTACAATGTCATAACGCTCTTTCATCTTCATTGAACGAATGTCACGTGATGGATCATCGAACTGATCTGTACTCATGTCATCCTTAACAAGAAGAGTTCCAACCTCATTACGGTCGATCAAGAACACGTCTGACTTAGCTGGTGTTGAGCCACTCTTAGCTGTAAAGCTTACGAATTGTGATACCAACACGTTCAAGCCCATAGGAGCTGTTGCGTTAAGAACACCATCCTTCGACTGTGGACGGTAGCCCCAGCTGGTATTAACAGCTGATGCAGCGCCGCCCATGTGGAAGATCGAGTCCTTAAGGAAGACCGACCACATCAGTGGGTGAAGAATGAAGTCTGTTGGTATATGGTTTTCGGCCATCAGAACAGCTGCCATGTCTACAACATCGTCCCATGCGAGGGTGCTATTGTATGCACCATCGATGCCACGACCAGTTGTATCATCATAGCTGCCACTGTCGTTATCGTACACAATTGTAGCTGCGTCCTTAAAACGACTGAGAGCAATTTGCTCCTTCAAACGTGCCATTGCACGGCCTGCGGCGCGTACATGGAGGCCTACGATGTCCCAAAGAGAATCGGCAATAACTTCCTCTGTGAAAGCCAGCTTAACGCCCTTCTTTGACACCTTACCCTCGATCTGCTTAGCAAATGCGAGAGCTTGTTCTGGGTACTCTTGTCCTTCTGGGATCTCAGCAGCTTGAATTGCGTTTACCGCTGGAAATTCCAAAGAACGACCCTTACCAAGGCGTACTGTAGAAAGAAGCGGAGTTACCAAAAGCTGTGGTTCGGCTGCTTCGCGCAGAGTACGAGAGATAACCTTAGGGAACAAAGCGGCTGCGTCTGACGAACCGAATGCTTCCTTGATTGTAACTCTGTTGTCTGTGTCGATGTAACCATCCTCAGCAAATGCGGCTTCCCAAGCTGGGAGACCCGAGAGGAGTTCTTGGATTGTCTTACTCATCTTAGGATATATCCTCCTGTTTATTGTTTTCTTTTATTGTTTCTTTTTTTATTAGAGTGTTAAGTTCACGCGGAATGCGCCAACAACATTCGTAACATCTAGGTTTGCACGGATACCGAGTTTACCGGAGAACGAGCCTGATCTTGTGAGCTCATAAACTGTCTTGAGCGCACCTGGATCCGATGGAAGCTGCATGTAGGAAAGCAATCCGTCATCAAAGTTTGTAGCAAACTTCTCAACTTCAATTACTTTACCAACCT